TGCATGAATACCATTGGCGCGACTGGACACGTCCGCGATTGTACACCTTAGTGAAAGGCAATGCCGAAGCATATGTCTCCACTGACTGAGACCCAGTGAGAATAGTCGACCGGACTGATGAAGATCCGGCTGAATATGCAGCTATGGTCTCAGGATTATCGATGAACGCGGCTGTGTTTCTGCCAGAAGCCTGAGTGCCTACTGCGGGCACAAACTCAACGGTACATGAACGCAGCTTGTAGAACTCATAACACGCCGCCAGATTCTGGAGGACAATGGAATGGGTAACTGCAGAGCTGCAATCAATAGGGTAAAGCCCGTAAGCTACGCCGCTACCATCAGTGATAAGGTCAAAGGCTTTTGTGCTTTTGACAACACAAACGCCTGTGCCCACCCCCGTGGCACGGGATTTGGTTCGGATGGTCCTGTTGGAGCCAGGTTGAAGCATCTTGCGTACCGACTTGTTCTTCATGACTGGTAGTGCGTAAATGGGGTGACGTCTCCAAACGTCAGGGGGACGGGTTTTCGAAACCGCACGTTGGCTGGCTTGTTCTCCAGTGCTACCTGCTCATCAGGCAGCATGCCGTAAGCGAGCCAGAACGAGTAGCGCGATCGAGGGCTGATTTCGCAGCCCACAACCCCACGGCTCATGTATCCCAGCCCAGAATCCGACACCAGCTGTAGTGCTGTCTCATCCGCCACGCCCCCCAGTCTGTCGTAGAACGCTTCCCAGAATGGAACCCCGCGAGCCAGGCTAGCACCGCAGGAAGAGATGGCGCCGCGCCACCGGTCAAACTCCAACTCATTGGCCCATGACAAGAGAGACACCATGTCCTTGCTACTGGCTGTGTAGGGGTTACGCGTCATGCGATAGCCTGATTCGGTCCACACAGGCTTTGCCTGGCAGAACTCGACGGCTTCCAGCTCATAGACAGGAGCCTCGCGCGTTAGCACGAAGCCGAAGTCTGTGAACCAGGCATCAATCTCCCCGAGTTTGGGCAGATCACTGCTCTCACAGAACACAACGCAGTCATCCCCGTTGTTAGCCAAGCGAGCATCTATGTTGGCGTACTCGAAATACGCCAACACAATGCTAGACATGATGAAACAATTGCCCATGCTTGTGTTGATGTCACCGGACATGCGGCACCCCTCTACCTCGTACTCTACCTTACCCTCATTGG